AATCTCCGTATTGAATGAACCTAATCCATTCATCTCCATCCACTTATAACCATTATACTTCGCACTATAGATAGCTATGATAGAAGCTGGACGCTGATAAAACTTACCGCCATCTATCCACTCTTTCTCATCCATATCAATAGGTTTACGTCTATCTGGGTCTTTAATGTGATCAAATTTCCAAGTTTTAATAGAAAATTTATTACCTACTCTTCTGAGCCGCATATAAACAACGATTCTGTCCAAGTTATACATTATCGGTTTATTCTGATAGTCGTATATCTTTTTGGGGTCTCCTTTTTGGTTATACAACGTAACAACAATATGTCCTATTTTTCTATCATGATATTTATTTTCATAACCAATAGAAGCAAGTAACTTACCATCACTATCATAAATATGTTGTGCTGTTCTTCCGGCACCTTTACCTTTTTGTTCAACAATACATTTATAGGTAATTTGAAAATCTGTCATCGCTTTAGGGAGCCCTCGTTTCGTGCCAGCACCAACCCAACCTTTTGCATCAGGAAAATTAGTTGCTTTATATCCTTCGCCAAGATTGGATATCACAAAGTCACCGCCGACCTTACCACCTAAGTCATTACTTGGAATATCTTCAGTAATCATCTTAGTCCAACCTTTGAAATCACGAAACTCACTATGATAAACAGGAGGCATGTAATCCTTAACTTCTTTGGTTACCTCATCATCACCAACCATAAAATAATCTTCATCATTTTTAGTGATCATAAAGTAACTAGATGGTTTAATTGCTCGGGCTTCAACAATTAAAGGAGTGTCAGCAGTCCCACTATTTACAACTGAAACTTGGTCTGAAATCGCGGTGTTTTTGTTTCCAGTTACCGAGTATTTATAAGGATCTGTTAACACTACTTTTATAGTGAACTTCACTGAACCTCTTGGGTTTTTCGGTAATTTTAATGGACCATCAAAATATGCAAACCAATACCAGTTTTGAGATTTGAATTTAAGTTTTTTAGGTGTTAAATCTTTAATATTGAAGAACTTGACCAATGCTTCTAATATATCATCGTGTGTTTTTTCTCCACCTGGTGACAATTTTTCGTTTCGAATAATTAATGGTAAATCAAATTCGATATCATTTAAATAACGATTCTTAACAATAGATCCCGCTCTACCTTTTACGTTTTCTTTTTCAGTAACAAAATTAAAAGAGGGTATCTCGAACCCTCTTTGCACAACCAGCCATCCAATTGTTTTATTGTCTATTTGAATTGTATCTTGCATTAGATTATCGTGCCTCCTCTTCTAAATCTAACTCTTGTAGATTCGTGACGCTCTCGTTTATCGATAGAATTATTTACCTCATCTTCAAACACATACTTATTAATAACTGGTTCGTAATCCTTATCTGCAATAACTTGATTAGACTCAACCAAACTAACCAAACAATTAATAACCGCATCCAGTTTATTCTCCAATGTATGAATATAGTTTGTATCACTATTACTTATACTTGGATTTGGTAAGTTGTTTGGTCGCTTATTTTTAGAGCGGTTATCAATATCGTTAGCAGCTAAAGCTAATAATTTGTGTGCTTCGTTCGCTCTACTTGGATCAGTAGGTATTATCCACTCTGGATATCCTTCTTCCCCTAAGTGATACAATCCGTTATAGACTTTGCCACCAGTAGCATATGCGTAATCACCAGCGCGTTTGAACGCAGCTCTCCATGAGCCTGTTCTTGGTACCCATTTACCCACAATATATCTCATAGCCGATATAGCTTGATGAGTTGGGTTGAGAGGGTTATTGTAACCCGACTTTGCGTACGCTCTAAATGAAGGATCTATCATTTGGAACATACCTCTTGAAGGTATACCAGCTCTTGCGTTGCTATCCCAATTATTGACTGCATTAGCTGTATAATTGGATTCACGACTCGCAACACGCATCATCTCGTTAGTAATCCAACTCGCCTTATACCTTCCTCCTAAAATATTTTGAGCAGCCTTAATAGCTCGTCTAGCATTAGCTGCACCATTACCATCGGGTGTACTTTTGCCGCCCCCATTATTCTTTCTTAACCACGGTAACGGGTCTCTATGTCTTCCATTCCAACGCATCTCATAATGTACGTGAGGTCCTGTACTAAACCCCGTATTCCCCGATATACCAACAGTCTGGCCGACCCTAACTTGTTGACCAGTTTTAACTTTATATTTAGATAAATGTGCATAAATAACTTCTAAGGTGCCCTTTACAATTTTCACCCATTTTCCATAACCACCATTATGAAAAGGCATAACTTGTGCTCTACCATTAATGGTTGATGGAACAGGTTCGTAAATGTAATCAAAATCCAGACCTTCATGGAATGGGCGTCCGGTTTCTCGTGTATAAGCAGCAGTGTGACCGTATAAGTAACGTAATTTACTCATATCTAATACACCGCCATCACCCGACTCTGCGAAAGCATCCTCAAGCCACTTGATTGCACTTTTCTTAATCTTAGACCATGCAGCTTTTGTTATATCGCCAGCAATACCCATACCTTTAGTTAGAGAACTGAAATCAACTCCAAACGCTTGAAGTACATAATTTAAAAGTTTGCCTGGATTATCGATAAAGTCCATGACATCATCAACTTTATCGCCAAGCCACTTTGTACCTTTACCTATTTGATCTTTTGTCCAGTTAAATGCCGATGATGCACCGGATTTAATATCTTTCCACATAGTACCTATGCTAAATCTTGGAAGCGTTCCATTTAACATTGAATAAGTTTGTGCGCCGTTATATACTTTTGAACCTTTAGGTAAGTACGCTGTCGTATCTGTATTAGGCGTAAGTACCCGTTTGCCATTAGGGAATTCAATCATTTCATTTCTGAAACCATTCGGACCATTTCCACGTCCTTTATCCCCAACCGTAGCGAACGTATCCCGCGCAATCTTACCGTTCTTAACTAATCTTGTAGTAGTATGCGTATGTTCAGTACCAGTGTGTAACTTCGGTATTTTGTCCATACCCAACTTACCACCGACCCAGTTTAAACCTTCAATTAATTTATTAAGACCTCTTTTAACAGCGTCTACCATACCACCGATATGATCTTTAATTTTACCAATGATAGATTTTAAACCGTCACGCATGCTTCCAAAGATGTTACGTACTCTATCCCATAAGCGACCAGCTATACCTACAGTGTTATCTTTAATAGAGTTCCAGATGTTTGACATCCAATTTCTTAATTTAGTAAATATATCTTTCGTCGCATTCCATAAACTTGTGAATTTAGACCTTGCACCCGTAAATAACGAATGAGCCTTGCCGACGGTATTGCTTTTGATATTATTCCACGTACTAGATAACCAGTTTTTCATATTAGTGAAAATAGATTTAACACTATTGAATAAGAAACCAAAAATACTTTTCGTCGCATTCCAAATTGCCGATAAAGATTTTGTAAAGATACCTTTGATAACACTCCAGATACCGGATATTAAACCTTTAAGTAATCCACCAAAGTATCTCACTACACCTAGAATTTTACCTACAAACCACAGTTGTATTAAATTCCAAATTAACTGCACAGTACCTTTCAGTATCATTACAATGCCGTCCCAAACGCCTCGCCAGTTTCCTGTGAAAAGACTAGAGAACACTTTGATAATACCCAAAATAATATTAATAGCCCCTTGTATTACACCTTTGATATTTTCCCAAGTGCTGACAATCAAAGCTTTAACCGCCGGCCAAATAAATTGCATCACTTGCCAAATCGCAAACATGATTGGTTTAATAATAAAGTTAAAAATAAATTCAAAGGTTGCTTTAATGAAACCAGCTATATTTTGCAAAGCTTGTGTTATTTCTGAGCCGTTCTCTTTCCAGAAAGAGGCTAATTGAGCGCCTATCTCTTTGGCGAAACCAACGATTGCATCAACTACTTTAAAGAAAGTTGTTCTAATCGTATTAACTACATTTTGTATTCCTGCTACAGTTTCGGGTGGAAATATCTTCTCTAGGGTAACCGCGCCTTTACTATCACCTTTGAATAAATCAAAGAAACCTTGTAACGCTAGTTTAGCTGCTTTAAATGCGTTTGCTACACCAGAGATTGCCTGATTTACAATATTTCTAAAAGTTTCTGAACGTTTATAAGCTTGATAGAAAGCTATGCCAATACCAACTAATGCACCTACAATTAATGTTATAGGTAACGTTAAACTTGATATCGACACACCTAAAATCGGAAATAGTTTAACAAGTGATGCGATTTTAGTTCTTAAAAGCGCGAATAAACCACCAGCTTTATTAACGTTTATTAACAAGGGTCCTAAAACTGTCATTGCATTCCCCATCACGCTGATAAATAAACCGAACATAAAAACTAAAGGACCTAAAACTGCTGCAAATAATCCAAACCCAACAACCGCTAATTGAATTGACGTTGGTAATTTAGTAACCCATGTCACTACTTTGCTAAAAGCACTTACTATAATCTTTAGTGCTGGTTCTATTCTGTCATAAATCGTTAAGGCTAGTTCTTCTAATTGCGACCTTAAAGTTCTTAATTTCCCACCTAAACCAGATTCCATTGTATCGGCCATTCTTTTAGATGCGCCGGTAGATGAATCTATAGATTTGGTTAACTTTTGATAGTCTTCATCAGAAGCATTTATAATCGCTAATGCTCCTGACATCGCTTCTTTACCAAATATTGTAGCTGCAGAACTAGCTTGTTGGTCTTTTGAAAGATGTTTAAATTTTTCCCTCAGTTGGTCTAAAAGCTTTCGCATAGGAATCATTTTCCCATTACTATCTGTAATAGATATTCCTAAGCGTTCCATTTCATTCCCCATAGCTCTAGTTGGACTTGAAAGATTGGTGAACATTGTTCGTAACGCTGTACCTGCTTTTTCACCTTTGATACCAGCATTACTCATTAAACCTATCGCAATAGATGTATCTTCAATCGTGTAACCTAACGCACCTGCTACAGGAGCGACATATTTAAAAGCTTCTCCGAGCCCTCTAACATCCGTATTTGCCTTCGAGCTAGTTTGTGCTAAAATGTCCGCAAAATGACCACTATCCTTTGCTTTTAAACCGAATGCCGTTAGTCCATCTGTAACAATGTCACTTACTGCTCCCAGTTCTTCGCCAGATGCTGCCGCTAAATCCATAACTCCGCTTAAACCTTCCATCATTTGCTTAGAATCCCAACCAGCAAGTGCCATGTAATTTAATGCTTCAGCCGAATCTGATGCACTAAATTTTGTTGTTGCACCCATTTCGCGAGCCTTTTTCTTCAAAGCTTCAAACTCTTCCCCAGTAGCACCTGAAGTTGCTTTAACTTTTCTCATACTGTCATCGAATTCAATACCTTTTTTAGCTGCTACAGCAAACCCAGCAACCACCGGCGCAGTTACATACATAGTCATGTTACGGCCTACATTTTTCATACTGTTACCAATTTCTTGAAGTTTAGGACCAAAATTATTAAAGTTGGTACCAAGTTTTCCCATTGCAGTATTTAATGCTTTCTGCTCTCTTTGCATGTCTTTTAATTCTTGTGTGGCTTGATTTAACTCTCGCTCATATTGGTTTAATTTAGCGTAAGCTTCATTGTATTTAGCAGCCGCAGCTTGTGTCTTTGCACTGTTTTCACCAGTTTCTTTACTAAGTTTGTCATAACTATCTTTCAGCTCTTTAGTAATCTGGGCTTGAACTTTTTGTTTTTTACTCAAACCTTCGACTTTTATCTTCGACTTTTCTAATGAATTATCATATCTAGAAAATTGTGATAAATTAGCCGAAAGCTCACGCGAAACCATTTTCATTTGCCTATTTAAACCTGTCACACCTCTATTGAATCCAGAACCATCTAAATCAACCTTTATGACCATATTACCTATAGGATTAGGCATTTAAAAACCTCCTTTCTTCCAAGATGTAAATAAAAAATCAACCTTTAAAGGCTGATTAAAAAATATCTTTAAAACTTTTCGCAGTTCGCTTTGTTTCAATCTTCGATTCGACAATGTCTAAAAAGAAGTGTATCGGCATGTTAGCCACTTTTTCTGCATCCATGCCTTTTTCTATCAAATCTTTAGCTATTTTCCTGTAATTGTTGTAGACAGCTTCAGGTGTTAAATCTTCTTTTCTTATTTCTGATTCTCTGTCACGAACTTTTTTGTATCGCTAGGTTCCCCACCTGTAATTCGTCCAATTAACTGTCCAATCTTTTCAATACCTTCTTGACCATTTGGTAATCCTTTTTGAAGTTCTATACTGGTAAATTGATTATCAAAAGCTTCAACGATGAAATCCAAAACTTCTTCTAATACTTCCATTTGTACAGCCATGTTGTTTTCGTATTCTTCTTGCTTGTTTCTGTATTCTTCCTGTTCTGTCACACTTAAGTTATTAAATTCTTCTTCTGTTAGATCTTTAAAATCAGCCCCCTTAAAGGCTTTGTTAAGTTTCAAACCTAATTTTGAACCTTGAATTGTTTCAAACAAAGTAATAATCGGCTTCGCTAAATACTTTTGATATTGCGGCTTTCCTGTTTTTGTAAATCCTGTAATTAATTCAATTGATGTACGTTCCATTATTAAATTCCTACTTTCTTTTAATTTGGCCAAAATAAAAAGAGGGCGTTAAGCCCTCAAAACTTACATTTCTAAATTAGATTGTACTGTAATTTGCACAGTATCAGTTTGCTTTCCTGCAGTCGCTGTAACGGTCGCATTACCTTCCGCCAAACCTTTAACGAGGCCAGTTGATGTTACGCTAGCATACGTTTGCCCCTCAGTCACTGCATAAGTTACTTTCTGTCCAGATGGTTCGGTTGTGGCTGATAGTTGTTTAGTAGCATCAACTTTAACTGTAACTTGTTCATCAGTGACGTTTACAGAAGTGACTTCAACTTTTTCTGTTTTTTTCATTTCTTTTTCTACAGGTTCCATATTTTGTTCTCCTCGACTAGACATGAATTCATCATAAGTTTTACCAAATGTTTCCATGAATACATAATCGCGCCCTGTAGTGCTTCCTTTTTTATCATAGCCAGTAACATGCGAGCTCTCATCAAACAAACGATCAATAAAATTGCCTTCTACGTCGTCATTCTGGAATTCAACTTTATCTTGTTTTGTTTGCCCTTTGATGCTTGAACGAGTGAATTTACCTTTGAACAAGCCAACCCATTCTGAAGACTCATCATGATTACGTCTTTCAAATACAATCGCTACATCTGGCGGGATATCCTTAGCTCCATATTTATAACCACCTACACCTTTTTTAGCGCCATTCAAGAACGCCTTATCGTCAGCAGGAACAGTAACAAATGTTGTCTTAACACTTAGTTTACCATTAGATACAGCAGTTGCTGCGACCATATCATCCCCATAATCTTCCTCGGTATCTTGTGGACGGTCTACTTCAATTTCTTTTAAGAAACGAATACGTGTGCCAGCTCCAGTTTCCCATTCATTTTCTGTATCTTTTAAAATAGGTGCATAATAAAAGTTTGATACCCCAATTGCGATACCCGAAACTCCTGTATCTGCAAAATGTTGTAAGTTTAATTTTAAAAATCTTGGTGCTTGTTTCAATTTTTCAATCATTTAATTTTCCTCCAATTTCATTGATAAAATCGAGCCTTTTGCTCTTATAATATGTCTGAATGACATGACGTCACTCTCGTATAACGGTTCTCTGTAATAACATTGAAAATTTATCACTTTGAGTAACTCAACAATTTTTTCTGCTTGCTCGTTCGGTTCATCTTGAGACCACCAAACATCAATTTGGTAATGGTATTCTCTTGAAATCTCGTTATCATCAGCGTATGTGTCAGGATTGAACGGTAAGGGATATATACGAATAATAGGCTTGTCAGTTTTTTCGTGAAAATGGTCATCTATAGTGTAGTTAAACACATTCACTTCATCTGTAATGTTATTTGCAATAATAGCGTTTCTAATTAATTTGGTAACATTAATCATTTTTGCAACCTCTTAGCAGTATCAAGCATTGTTTTTAAAACTTTGTTTTTCCCTTGCTTTTCTGTTTTTGTTATAAACAATTGTGGTTTTTGGTACATTGTTCCAAATTCTGTTGCATGAATACGATGTGAGACACCTTTAGCGTAACCAATTGTAACGATTTTCTCACTTGTGTGTCTGTCTGTTTTCACATTAGAAACAGCTATGTGATCGCGAGCATGCTTTTTAGTATTCGCAAAAGGTGTATTACTTTTTAAAAGCGGGACTAATGACATAGCCCCAGCTTTGACAATTACATTACTATTTAAATTCATTTTTAAAACTGCATTTTTCAAACCTTGTTCGATGTTATTACTTTCAATTCTTGCCCCCATTAAATGACCACCTCGCCATAGATACGCAAATAAGATTTATCTTGATAATCTGGCTTTACATATTTGATGTTAAATCTTTGCCCTTCATGCAAGACGTAATGCTTATTTGTTGGTTTATAATCACCTCGTGTATCTCTGATAATAATAGTTTTAATGAATTTGCTACCTGTATTGAGATTCGTTTGAGTGTCGGATTCTTTAGATTCTTGAATGCAAGCGAAACAAGAGTATAATATTTTCGTCTTCGGTTTCATCGGATTTCCGTTCACTCTCTCGCTTACATCTTCACAAAAATCTATACGTTCATTTAATTTATTGGAATTAAATTTCATCATTTTCACTCTCCAAAAATTGCTCAAATGAACCTCTCAATTTATGCACCGTACTTAAAACCATATGTGGCGCAAGCGATAAATCCCTATCCAAATAAGCAATACGGTTTTCAAAATAGTAACTTGCTAAAGGGTATATAGCACGAGCAAATAGAGGATGACTTTTAAACCAATCAATATATTTACTTGGTTCATCCGTAACAGCGCTAGCTATTTCATGGAATGCCCAAGAGTAATATATTTCTAATAAGTCGTCCTCTGAATTGTGATCTATTTTGCAATGCTTTTTTAATAACTTAAGTTCCTCAGCTGTTAATTGCATTCAATCACCTATTCTTCTTTTACTCTTTCAAGTATTACTCCATGCTCTTTCAGCTTTTTGTTAACATATTCAGCACGTTTTACTGTCATTTCAACACGTTTACCTGACTTTAAATACTGGCCTTTTTCCAAGTCAGTATAAGATTTCTTCACTTCATACATTGCCATAGTTTATCACCTCTTTATAAAGTATCGAGCGCTTAATATGCTTCTAAGCCAAGATCGCCTTCACCGCGTTCACTATCATCATATTCAATCACAATTGCTGATTTATAATCTAGAATTCTACAGTCTTGACGTACAGCAATCATTAAACATTCTCCGAAATGCATGTAGTCAGTCCATGATGCTTGGTATTGAGAGCGGTCAAATAAAACAATCGCATCTTTTAAGTTACCGATAATCAAAGTGTTATTACCTTTTTGCCCTAGTACTTCATCAGGTAAAATTTCGATTTTAGCTCCTAATAAACGCTGTTGCGTTTTTTCTTTAACATCTGGTTGGATTAAATAGTTTCCTAGCTTATCTTTCATTTTGTCTAATTTTGCAAACATAGTTTGCGAAACAATCGCAACATTATGTTCGTAATTTGGTTTAACATTCAGGTTAATAGCATCTTTAATATCATCTAAAGATTTTGCTTTTTTAACTTCTAATTTCTTGCCTTCTTTTTCAAAACCTGAACTTGTAGAACCCGTTGATCCTTTAGTGATAACATCAATAATTGCTTTGTTTCGTGTTGCTGCAATAGTTCGCGCCATCCATAGTTTCAATTCTTGCAAAACATTCACTTTTGCATCTTCGATTGCTTCACGTGAAATTCGGAAGTAACCACGGTGTGTATTAATGTCATATGCTAATTGGAAGAATGGTTTAACTGCTAATTCAGGGTTTTCTTCTAATTCTTCAACTTTTTCAAGGGCTGCAACTTCTGATTGTCGTACTACCGGATATTTACCAGAACCATTTGTAACACGTTTGACCGTCACATACTTATCAAGATTAAACTCAACCTCTTTTAATTTTAAAATATCTGTAACAATTTCCTCTGGAATAACTACAAATCCTGAGTCTGTTTTTAACGAACCACCTTGAATATCATTGCGTGTTTCAAGATATTCAGTAAAATCTCTAACTTCTTGTGATGTTACCTTTGTGTTTTGAATCGAAATACCTAAATCATTAATGTTTGCTTGGTTTCGATAAGTACGTGCTTCGTTTACTTCCACTGATTGTTGATTGTTTTCTGAAGTTCCATCTTTTTCTTTTAGCTTATCTAATTCTTCTTGTTTTTCTTGGATTTGAGAACGTAAATCAGTAATTTCTTGTTCTAATTTTTCTGCTTTTTCTAACTCATCGTTATTAAGTGCTCTCGTTGCATACTTCACCTTTAAATCAATTTGTCTTTTAATGTCTGAAATCTCAGATTGTAACTCTTCTTTTGTTTTCATTTAATTTCCTCCTAAAATTGGCATAAAAAAATAGACATCGCTATATTCAGCATGTCCAATGGCTGTATTTGATAATGGTGTTCAACTTCACCAAATATTATTTAATATAGAGTGTTTCTTTAGTCTTATTTCTAATTCTTTTTTACGTTGTTCTTTTTTAACGGTTTCAATACTACGTAATGCTGGTTTAACATCAGTGTCTTTGTAAGCCGGATAAGTCACTACAGAAACATCTGTAAGTTCACGAATTGCTGTTAAAGTACGTTTGTAAATGTTTTCTTGTTCATCAAAACGCACTTCATCGCCTTTATCGTCAAGCATAAAACCAAACGAACATTGATTGATGTTGCCTACACGCATGTTCTCATATAAATCACGTGCAAATGTTGTGTTTGGTAACTTACAACGATATTTAAGTCCAACATCATCAGTTTCGAGCTCCAAAGTACCCGATTTTGTCCTACCAATTATTTGCGATGGGATATGATCTACTAAACAACGCACATCAGATAAATCAGTGTTTTCTAAAGCGCGACGTGAAATCGTTTCTTTGAATCCACCAAGATTTTCAGACCAAGTGTCAAACTTTAACGCATACCCCTCTATGACCATTTCATTGTTATCATTTGAGCGTACCTCAATAATGTTGCCAACTCTCGTTTCCTTACTCATTTTCCTCACCACCTTTCAATTTTTTATCAGTAGCTCTCGATTTATTCATCTGATACTCATCTACAAGTTCAATATTTACATGGTTTAAATCGACTCTGTGAATGCTACCATTACCGCCTGGTATTGGCGCTAATCCATCACGTTGTCTAATTTCATCGATATTCATCTTTCCAGAATCAATGTTAATTTTGTCAATTTCAGCTTGTGTTTTTTCATCAACAACTCGTATTTCAGTGGTATCAAATTTAAATTCACGATTCACATATTCATCATTAAACTTAAAATTCAATTCTGCACAAACGCATGTAATATAAGGTTTTAAAGTTGATAAGTAATCTAAATTAGCATCCGTGATACTCATGTTCGCTGTTTCTATGCCGAACTTATGCAATGGAATACCAAATACACCTGCTATTTCTCTTGTTGATGATTTGTTTTCTCTGATAAGCTTTAAAACTTCTGTATCAACTTCTAATTGATCAAACGTCATTGATTCATCGAGTACGACAACTTTCCCAGCTTGTTTAGTTCCACTAAAACTTTTGTGAAATTCTTCTCTGGCACGGTCTCTTGCTTTTTTATTATCTAATACACCTTTCATTTTCAAAATACCACCAGCATGTGTGCCATTTCGCAAGAAATTATTAAGGAAATCTTTTCCATTGTTATCTGATTCTATCGTGCGACTTAATGTGTCTAACAGTGACAAACCATTTATACCATCCAACGAATAAAATTTGATGTCTAGCATATCCTCAAACTTAACATTACGTTCTATATTATTTCCGTTACTGTCTATCCTTTGATGAAAATAATACAGTCGACCTCTTGCGTCTGATTTCAATTCTATTTCGGATGTCTTTCTGAACGTTAAATTCATAGGTTCTCCTGTTTTATCACGTGTAATTTCAATATAGCCGTGCGATGTTAGTAAGGCACTAACAAACACTACTAATTTGAATATATAGCCGTTATACATTGGGTTAGGACGTGTATTTAACAAATTAACAATCCTGTCACTATAATTAATTTGGCCGTTCACTGTCACCCTAATTGGCATGCGCGCCAAATCAGAAGCAATCATCATAACTGCAGTAAAGATGTCGCTATGCCTAATTGCTTCTATATCTTTATATTGTCGTAATTTTGTTCCTTGAAAACCTGGCAAAGTTTGAACCATCATTTGCAAATCATCTTCGTTGTATTGCAAGTCTCGTTTTTCATTTTTATAAAAAATCCCCACAACTACTAACTCCTTTCTTGATTGCTTTCGTGATTTAAAATCAACGAAATAACAATCAGTGTTATACCAATGCATAAAAGTCCTATATTTTGACCGAATGCTTTATACACAGAAACATTAACCACAAACAAACCTAATAAAAAAACGGATGCTAACCAAATTAGCAACCAAGAAATTAAAAAAGACATTTATTTTATTCAAGTCCATTTTGTCACCACCTTTAAAATCCGAATTCTTCGCTTTCATATTTCTCCGTCCAATTTTCTTGGAATTCGTGCATTCTAGCTTCAGTGAAAGCTGTGATAATCGAAATAATCGGATCTATTTTTTGACGATTCATTTTTTTATTTATTTTCACATTGTCTTCTCCGTCACGAATCAAAACGGCATTATTAACTGATGTTGTAAGTAACATATTATCGTTATGCTGTATTCTTTCATCTGCAACCCACATTCTAAATTCTTTAATAGATTGTGATAACGCCTTAAAACTTTGTCCCACTTCAATGAGTGGCCAATCTAAAGCCATTGATTCGATTGTTGTTATAAAACTTTGCGCATTCCAAGGGTCATAGCAAACAGCCTGTACATTCAGGTCATGCGTCGTTATAAATTTCACTATAAAATCGATAACTTGTTTATAATCAATCATGCCGCTATCTGATTGTGTAGTCTCAGCTTCGCCACGTTCAATCGCTAATTCATAATTTATTTTGTCTCTCTTAGATTTTTGTTCTAAGTTTGTTCTTAATCCAATGAAAGAATGACTATGTAAAAACACTTTTTTATCGTCGTTAGGGAAAATAAACCCTACAGATGTTAAGTCATCCAATCTCGATAAGTCGACACCTATATACACATCTTTACCATTGATATTAGGCATAGGCGTTATTACTTGTTCCCAATCTGAAATATCTAGCAAGCTATCTTCTCTTTGCGCTTGCCATAAATTGAAGTTTTTAATCAAAATCTTATGATATGATGTCCCTTTTTCTAATTCGTCTTGTATATCAGCTTTTACATTTTGAAGTATAGTTTTTCTATGTTCTTTTGATTCTAAAAGCGGCATTGCTTTAATCCACTTTGTTTCATCTTGAACTTCTTCTTGTGAATCCATTTCAGCACAATATACAAAGTAATTATCAGCTCTTACTTCTTCATTTAAAATACGTTTAATATACTTATACTCTTGGTACATTTGACTATTTAAATTGTCTCCGGCCGTTGAAACAAGTAGGGTTAAAGGATTTTTTTGTAATGTCATACCTGTTTTAAACCTTGAGTACATCTCATCATCAGGCATACTTGCCAATTCGTCCAAAATAGCAACTGTAGGATCTTTACCATCAACCGCATCTGGGTTATTGGAAAGAGGTGCAAATACTGAACTACTTAATACATCTTCAATGTCTGTCTTTCTTACGTCTGTTTTTTCACGGATAAACTTGCTTTTACTTCGCATTAGGTTTACTTGTTGGCTTGCCATCTTGAATATTGTTTGCGCTTGCTTATAAGTAGATGAAGCTACATAAATTTGTCTATTAAATTTAGGGTATTGTCCAAACAACAGTTCGTTAACGGACATTCCCGATACGATTAGAGACTTACCTTGTTTTCTAGCCATACTTATATAAGCTTTAGTAAACATTCTGTATTGACCTCTACGCCAGCCGTATAAGCTCCCAACAATGAATTTCTGAAACTCCATAAGAGGCATGGGCTGGTTTGTTTTAGGGTCTGGAAGCATTTCCACAAATTTAATTGCTTTGTTAGACAAATGATTATCCCAATGGCAACCATTCGGCGGGTTCTCCATAAAAGATAGGTGACGTTTACATACTTGAATATTCTTCAAACTTACCAAAATTTCTCCTGAAACTACCTTTTTTGCGTATTTAGTAACATAATCAGTCATTACTAATCACTCACAAATTCCATATATGGATCATCATCTTCTTTTTCATCAGGAACCATAATACGCAATCGGCTATCAATAGTTAATCCTAAAGTATTAGCTGTTTGTTGCAATCGAATACCCGCTTTTTCCTTTATGTTGAACGCCGGATTAACCTTTTGATTTCCTTTGTCGTCTTCTAAAATCAAGTCTTCGCGCTCTAAAATCAAACTTGCTTTAACAAAGTCACTATAAAAACTACAATATTGTGCTAATTGTGCTTTATCTAAGTTGGAAATTGGCAATTCTTGCATGTGCGGTAATATTCTTAAGTATTCTTGTTTCGCTATTTCATCTAAAAAGTGCGGTGGTTCAGTATCGATTTTAGAAAATTTATTTAATTGAGCTTCTTGACGCTCTTTTTCAATAATTTCTTCTTTTGTATAATTCTTGTTCGAATTTGACAAAAGCTTCTTAGGTCTACCCGCCATAAATTAGCACCTCCTACTAAAAAAACCTTAAATAAAGGGAATTTTTTGAGAAGAAAACTCTGCTCCGTTCTCCAGAACCTTTCATTGACGCCCGTTTCATCTTTGGGGGGACTTCCTATTTTTATCTTTTTTAATATTTCTTCAAATCTTCTTTTGTCTTTTGGTTATGGCAAGCATCACACAAAGGCTGTAAATTACTTTTGTCTAATCTTCTTGCCCAATCAATTTTTGTTGGTACAATATGGTCAACCATAGTCGCTTGATTGCCACAAGAAACACAAATAAAATCATGTTCTAACAATACAATTCGACGCATGTTTTGCCACGTTTTCGATTTATAAAATCTTAAATACTCTGGATCGTTTCGACGTCTCAAATCATTGTAATTTTCATTTGCATATTGCTTGTGTTTATCACAATAACTTTCATTATGATTAATCAATACATTACATGTTGGATGACCACATCGCTTCATAATAGACAATGCACATCACTCCTTGTCGACTTTCTTAACATCTTGCACAGTTACTTGTCTATCATCTTTATCATTGCTAATTAACAATAAGTTTCCTATCGATCCATCAACAAGATACTTACTACCTTGAAACAATACTTTGTCTCCTTGTTTTATACCATTGTCTAAATTGATAGTCTGATTAGGTTTATTCATCAAGATAGTGTTAACACTATGACCAGCTATCTCATCCAAGTTAATACCTAACACGTTAGTAAGATTAGCTATATTCCACAATGCTTCGCTAAGTTCATTTATCATAATTCCTTTATCTATCGGTACATTACAAAACATATGCTGTTTAATTAGATCTGTAACATTGCCTGTAGATTGAGTTAAACCTAAGCCGTAACAAGTAATAGATTCATTTAAATTCAATTCATCATTGTGTGTACGTGTAGCTATCTCTTGGTACTTTGATATCTCCATTCTCCACCTCTTGTTTATAAAAATAAAAACCCTCACTTAATGTGAGAGTTCAAAAGAAATATAAATGTTTTGCTACACAGCAATTATAATAAAAAACAATATGTAGCATCAAAATTAGTCCGATGTGTACGATTTGTACGATGTGTCCGAACTGTACGATGTGTCCGAACTGTCGGTTTCTTGTTGCAAGTTATAAAGTATATTTACTATATCTTTTACTCTAGAATAAAAATTGTCTCTGCCTATATCAAGAATGCTCATGATCCTATTATGGCTTTCTCGTTGTTTTAACATTTGTAAAATATGATAATCTTTTTCATTCGTGATGTATTCTTCATATTCATCAATGAACGCTATCTTCTTAATCAAGTAATCGTACTTTCTAAGCGCTTTGTTTTTGTTTATAACTTTCACTAACACTTTATTGCTAGTCGTGCCTTTAGCTTTTGGCATCGCAGATTGATAACCATATTGTGCAATTGATGTACTTTCGTTATCGTAGACTTTACTGTCTATTATGTTCTTCATCCACTTGTAGTTATCTATCATTTCACGTATTTCTTTCCTATTATACATGCAATACCTCCGATAATATAAATTACTTTTTAATATCGTTATTCATTCGCTTTAATTCAATCCTGTATTCTTTTAACCCGTTGTATCCTTTAGTTTTAACTACTTCATCAAGTAGATAATCATTCATATATCTGAGCGCTTGTATCTCCCTTGCACGATCACTATTAATACTGATACAAACTAATGGCAATATAGCAAATACAATAGTCATAGTAATCCACATCACTCACTTACCTCCGCTCGAAAGACGTAATCACTCGGCGCCTCTACATCATCATTAGCCGTCATCATAATATATACTTGCTCAGTTACACACTTACCTAGCTCATACATCGCTAGTAAGAATAATAGTCTTAATATTTGTTTAATCATATACCGACCCCCTAAAAAGCGTTATTGCTTCAATTGCATCTATTTTAACCCATGATGTCTTATCTAGCGTATCTTTTGCGCGAATATAACGGGCTTTACTACTCGAAATATTTTCGACATATTTACTAAAAGTTAGATTTGTTGTTGCGTAATAATCTCTACCTGTAATAGAGGTAATTTGAACTTCTATCATTTCCCACACTCCCTTATATTTTCAAACAACTGACCCACTTTAATAACTGCATCTCTTTTAACTTGCGCCTCATATTTCTCTTTCGCTTCTTCTTTACTCTCTGCCTCAACAACTGTAAACCTTTGATTGCTTTTAGCTCGAGTTATGTGTGTATGCTTGCGTCCTGTTGAATCTTTGAATGTTGTGACTAAGTATTGCGTCACTTCCCCAAAACCTCCTTGACTCGATCTAAGATGTCTTTACACGTATCCTTTTCCTGCGTCTGCTGTTCCATCTTGTCTTTCGTGGTTCCTTTTCATTTTCTTTTTGTATGCGTCAATGAGTTGGTCGATAGAATATAAGTTGTAAGCTATGTCTATCACTATAACAATTGCTTGTTGGTCGGGATAAAATTCTTTGAATATTATCTGTGGTGTACTAACAACTGCGTCTTGAGCAAATTCTTTATCTTTAAAATTAAACATTTTGTGAAATTCTGTATCTTTAAAACTTGATTCAATCGCTTCTTTTATCTCTTCTGATGACACTCCTACTTGATTCGCAATACTCAATCCAAACGCCAACATGTCAGCTAATTCATCAAGTTGTACGTCTAACGGCTTACCTGGTTTCTTCTTCCAGTTCTTAAACGTTTCCAATGTATTAAACCATTCAAAGAATTCAACTACATATGCTATTTTGCTATCTCGTAAGTTCAGCGTTGGTATTCTATCGTCGAACTCCTTTTGTATTTGTAATAACTCTTGTAACTGATCAATTGTTAATGTATTAGTCATTTTCCTGATCCTCCTCATATTTATAGACAACTTGACCCGTCATAATCCCTACTGCTTCATCAAGTTCAATACCTTCTTTAACTGAATGTTGAATAGCATTTGTCATTCCCTCAAGTATTTCATCAAACGCTTGTGCTTTCTTATACACGTCCTCAATCTCTTTTAGCAATCCCTCTGTGTCATTACCGTTATACGCACTAGCACTTATAACAGACTGTTCTATTTGTTCACGGTTATTCATTAGTGTCATCCTCCATAAAAATTTTATTGTTTAATTCCATTCCAAATTTAACTCTTTCATCATCTTTGCCAAATTCGTTTATTAAATCTGTTTCGACACTCTTGCAATGCCTATCCCATGCGCTTGCTTTCTTCTCTAGATCTTTGTTGCGCTCTCTTAACTTAGCTATATCTCCAATAAGCTCATCACGTTGCTTCAAAAACTTGCTTGCTTCATCAAACCAGTATTCACTTTGCTTTTCGTAATATTCTTTTGAACCGTGTTCCATTATTTAATCAACTCCCCATCTTTCCAGATTAACGTCATAGTTAGGTCATCGTTTAAGATATAGAATGCTTTGATAGGGAAACAATGTTCATCTAAACGTTTGTTTATACTAATATTAGCGTGTGATATAGCGGTATAATCTCCTTCTTGAAACTCGTACACTTCAAACAACTTATCAAATACCGTTTCTTCTGTGATTTCCTCTTCATATTCGACTTCGAAAAGAGCATCAAGTGGCACACAGACTGATGGCGTACAATCATTTGTGTCCTTTTGAAAACGAACGATGCCATCGCCGTTACCTGTTGTAAAAAATTTTTTGCCCTTTGATAACCCTGGATTTTCTCGCGCCCACTTAATTAATTCATCTAGTTTCATTTCTTTTTTACTTTGATTTTCATCATTTCCATCTCCTCTAAAATAAAGTTAGTTCCTTCTGTTCTTCGTATTCCAAACCATGTTGCTTTATATATATTTCGAGCTCTTCAGCAGTATCAAATGTCTTTTTAACGCCTTGCCAACCTGGTACGATATGCCCGTGAAAGTAATAAGTGCCGTTTACTACATGGATATGTGCCACTCGTTCGTTATCCTGATACAGATATCTCTTAGATCCAAAGAATTGATTTAGGTATTCTTTGCGTGCGTTATCTGTCATGATCTACTTCTTAACTTTCACGAATATGTCGTTTTCCATCAGGTAGCACGCATAACGTCCTCTTGGATGTTTCTGAGGTACATTAAACAAGTGTGGCTTCTTTCTTCTTAGCTCAGCCTCTCTCTTTCGCTTTCTTTCCAATTTGCGTTCGAGTCTAGCTTGTTCCAGTCTTTCTATTGTTTTCTTTTCTCTGTACTCGCTTAAACGCATACCTTCTGGTGCGTCCATTGCTTCATGTAGTTCCCAACCGTCTTTTACTCTCTTAGAAACCATTCCAGCGGTTATACCGTGACTTTCTATTAATTCCATTTCAAATTTACTGAACCTATAAGGTTTATCATTTATTGTTACAATCCTTGCTTTTCTCGCCATTTTATCCACCTCTTATATTTCTTCTATTCGTATGATTATTTTGGGCTCAATTCCATAACGCTTTGAGCTAGTTATTTCTGTAATTTGGTTATCGTCTTTCCATACATGGCCATTACAAGCATCTAATACCGTTTTAATTAAGTTGTCGATATCCGGCTTAGTCACTTTATACTGCCCAACCATTTCGCTTTTCTTTTTCTTTGACCATGATTTAAGCAATGGAAAGTAAAACTCTAATTCAATTTTTAATGCATTTTCTAGATTTAGCTTTGGCATTTGATTTTGTAAATATTTTTTATGTTCTGTATATTTTGTAGGCATATATGTGTGTGCATATCTACCTGTATTACGAAAGCGTGGACGAGGCGACCCCATCGGCGCATTAAACACTTCATTAAATTTAATTTCTATTTCCATGTAATCCCTCATATATATTCAAATAAGCTTGTTTGGTGTCCTAACTCCATTTGTTCATTATCAATAAGTGTATTTAATTCATAATCGTCTAAATACCAACGACGACCATTAAATTTTGTTTCTTTTATTCCAACAACTAAATGCCGACCATCTTTAAAATGTGGTGTAACTGAAAACATTTTGTTGCCGTCATGATCAAATAGATAGTATTTATCAAATGCATCCATTTTCAATCACTCCTATTTGCTATTTAGACGCTTAATAAAAGCTTCTCTGTCTTTCTCAAGGTTTTCATCTACTTCCGGCGTTTTCGTTTCTCTCGTGCTGTCTGTGAGCCATTTGGGTGTTTTTTCTTTTGATTGTTTAACGAAAGGTTTATAATTTTGTTTTTTGCTTTCAAGTTGTTGCTTTTCAAATGCACGTACTTGTTCAATAGATTTCAAGTTTGCATTAAGCCATGTATTCAAAATGCTTTTAGCATATCCCCAAGTAACCTTGTTTCTGTCTTTAGCGATTTTAAGTGATGCGGTAACTATTTCATCTGAATCATTTTCAAATGAATCAAGATAGTAATTTAAATCGTCTAAATTGTAAGGAGTTATGAAACCGAATCCGTTATCTTGAAAGAAGTCGAAGGCAGTCGCCTTCTTCTTCTCATTCTCACCATTCTTTACATTATCCCCATTCTTTACATTCTTGTTTGTGTTGATTTGTTGTCCATTTGTTGTTGATTTGTTGTTGATTTGTTGTCCATTTGTTGTTGATTTGTTGTCGTTTTTGCTGTCGGAATTTTCTTCCATACTTTGATAAATCGCCCAATTGACAACGGTTATAACAGAAAATTTGTTGTCGGACTTTACGACGATAGTTCCAAGATTTTCTAAAAGCTTTATGTAGTCTCTTACTGTGGATTCTTTGAGACGTAACTCTTCGCTTGCTCGCTTTCTCCCGAACACAAATTGACCTTTTTCTAATTCGACAACCCGCCTGCCAACAAGCTGTGTATGATCCTTATGACTAGCTTTCATAAGACAATATGCAAATACTTTGAATAACTTTTCGTTCTGAAAAATAGGCGAATCTAATAGTTTTCTATGAAGTTTTATCCAACCAGTCATATACACACCTCACTTTCAAACCGGTTAAATTAGAATGGTAAATCATTGTCATCTATTTCAATCGGACCATTTGCATTCGCAAACGGATTATCTTTTACTGGTTTGTTATTTGAATATTGCGATTGTCCACGTGTTTGTTGTACTTGTTGTTGGTATAAATCTTGTTGAGTGTCATTTGAGTTTTTCGGTTCTAAAAATTGAATACTATCAGCAATAACTTCCGTAACATATACACGTTGACCTTCCTTATTTTCATAATTCCGCGTTTGTAACCTACCATCTACGCCCGTCAACGATCCTTTAGATAGGTATTTATTAACGTTCTCTGCTTGTTTTTTAAATACGATGATATTAATAAAGTCTGCCTCGCGCTCTCCTTGTGCATTCGTAAATGTGCGGTTAACTGCTAATGTGAATGATGCTACATTTACACCACTTTGAGTGGTTCTTAATTCTGGGTCTCTAGTTAAACGACCAACTAATATTGTTCTGTTTAGCATTTATAAACCTCCAACATAAACGGGCGCGCCCGTCACTTTTTGTATTTCACTTTTAATGTATTTTGCATTTGAATTTTGACTACTTAAATGAATTAAATGTATTTCTTCGAGTCTAGTTAAATCATTTGCTTTTAACATTCCGATAGCATGTTCTAAGCTAAAATGAGACTCCATAATTCTGTTTGCTAATGTGCTGTGCACACTGCCGTTTTTTATGTTTTCCTGCATTTGTTCATAGATATAATTAACTTCTAACATCATGTGCGTAATGCCGTTAAATTTGTATTTCAAATACTTTGTATCAGTAACATACAGAACCTTATAACCTAATGTACTTTGTAATAAGAAAGCCACAGGCTCGTTAGCATCATGTTCGATGTCAAACGGTAGAATTGACCATGTGCCTATTCGCAGCTCTTGCTTTGCCTTAATCGTGCATAAGCGATGACTTTCAAAATTCATAGCTTGTTGTGTTCCAGCAGTCATATAGCTGATTACACCATTGTCGACAAACTGCTTTGTGTACTTTGCATGATCACCATGTTCGTGTGTGATAAGACACCCTGCTATATGTCTTGTTTTATATTTGAAATGCTTTTGCACACGTTCAAATTTTATTCCTGCCTCAAGCAGTAACGTAGTACGTCCATCATTTAAGACGTAGCAGTTACCACTTGAACCAGTTGCTATTGTTTCAATTAAAATGGCTCTTCTTCGCTTTCTTTTTCTGTTGCAGGTTCTTTTATTTCTTCAAAGTCAGATACATCAATAGGCTTATCATTTTCTAATTCTGTGTATTGTGCTTCTTCGAGAACTGGTTGTTCAAAGTCCAATTGTTCTTGATTTGCATTTTCTTCAACTTCTGCGTCCAACACTTCTTTGCGTTGACGTTGTTCGGATTCTTGTGCGTATTTGAAAAGATTGCTATCTGTTGATGTGTTGATATAACGTTTAGCAACTCTATTGATAACTGTTTTTTTAGCCATTTCTTCTTTGAAATTATTATGTGTTTTAGAATTTTGTAATGCTTTTTCATCTTTAATCATTGATGACTGCATCCATGCTTGTTTAATTTGTTCAATAGTCATGACTTCAATATAGTTATCTCGTCCATCATTAAATACGATTGTGCAGTACGCACCGATAATGTTTTCTTTGTCGATGTTAAAGAAGTCTTGTTCGTGTTTAATCGCTTTGATACGTCCTGTTTCTCCCATTTCTTGCTTGAATGTATCGCCTTTATAAATCACTTGAGCAACAACATCTTGAGCACCTGCATCACGTTTTAACATCATTACATTACCGTGATAGCTACGTTGTAACTGCATTTTGTTGCCGTAAGGAATAAAGTAGCATTGATTTTTAGCTGGATTTAAACCTTGCGTTACCATGTCTAATAAGGCATTTGCTTTGCTTGTATCGTTACAACTCATTAATTTGTTATCTTGGCTGATTTGTAACCATGCTTGTTTCATGGCATTACTTGGTGAATAATCATTTGGCAATTCCAAATTGCCTTGTGACTCTAAAACTCTCACTTTGTTTAATACGTTGTCAGATACGTTCTTTTCTTGTACTAATTGTTGTTCAATAGTTTGTAATTTATTATTTTCAGTCATTTTATATAGTCTCCATTCTTAATTTTTTATCTTGTTCATTTACTATCAATTGAATTTGTTGTGATTCTGTTTTGATAAGCTCTGTTACTGATTCAGCATTATCAATAAATATTGGCGCTGTAACTTTAAAATGTTTTGACAGTGTATTGATGATATCTAAGCCAACATTAATTCTTGAGGCGTTATTTAAACCGCTGTCGTATTCGACGCCGTTAACCGTTGTGGAACATGTTTCTTCTAATTCGCCGTTAACTAAGGTATTGAATAACTTAAATTCAGCAATCTCAAATTCATTATTGATATTTTCAGTAAGCATTTTGACTTTTGTTGTTGTAAATTTTTTTAAGATATAAAGGTCATGTGAATACTTTTCTTTTTCATCCAATAATCTATCTTCTTCATTTCTTAATTCAGAAATAACATCATCTAGATGTTTATTTGATTTTTCGATTGATCTTGACACTTCAATTTCTGATTTTTCTTGAGTAAGTTCGCTTATTTTGTCATCTATTCCTGAAACGTTATCTTGAATAGTTTTCCTAATGTTCGAGCGTTTTTGATTAATCTCGTTTATCTCTAACATTACTGCTTTGTATTCGTCAGTTTGTGTAACGTCAACATGAGTCGTTTTCAACTTATTAATTTTGTTTTGTATTCTTGCTGAACGCTCTTCTGCTTCGTTGATTTTAATTTGTAGATTATTGTTGTCATCCTCTAACTTCTCGATGATTGGCTTTATTTTCTTGCCTTCTGAAATAATGTGATTGATAGATGTTTGTATTGTTTCTAATTCTTTCGATTTTTTTACATTGAATTTCTGTAAAGCTTTTTCTCTTGCCTCATTCACTTGTTCAGTTGGTAACTGTTGACCACAACAACTACATACATTGTCATCAAGATGTTCAAATTTTTGGTTTTTAGATTTTTCTAAATCACTTTTTAGTCCTTTGTGATTTTCCAATAATTGATTACGTCTATTTTCTTCATGCGTGATTTGTTGTTTGTTTTGCTTTAATCTCGTTTTAAGGTTCGCAACCGTTCCATTTTCAACGTGTAACTCATTTGTTAAAGCATAAATTTTGTTCTCATTACTTGCGCTGTTATTGTCTTCTATGCGTTTCAATTCTGATTGTTTATCAGCTAATTGATTACGCAAATTAATTTCTTCCTTACCGTTTTGAATATCTATACGCTCATTTTCAAGTTGCTCAATTTCTTGTTTGATAATTGCGTATCTATCGTTATCGAATTCTGGTACATCCTGCTTATTTTGTTGTGTTTGATTAATACGTATCGGAATATCTTTGATGTCTTTGTTAATCTGCTTTATCTTGTCAGTAAGAATCTTTTTCTTTGTTTCAATTTCATGATCACCAAGAATATTATTTAATTTTTTAAAGTCGTTATTTGTTTTAATGACATCCTCATCATTAATTGGTTTTGCAATTTCAAATAACAAACTTCTTCGTTTCTTCCAATCGAGTAAATTAAATGCTTGGGGATTTGTAATCAACTTGAATACATCTTCATCAATTAGTTCATCAATACGAGCTTTATAATCCTTTACTTTTATTGATTCATCATTGATATATTGTTTCTTTGTTCTACTTCGTGAGTATTCCTTGCGATTCGTCTTTTGATTTATTGTGTATTTAGGATGTGACTCTTTTTTGAAAGTCGTTATTTTTCCGTCGATTTCAAATTCTGCGAAAACAGTCGGAATTAACTCATAATTTTCTTCGTTTTTTTCGTTTAAAGGTACAGGGTTAAATGATTTGGTTGATCCGTCCAAACCTTTATCGAAAAGCAGCCATTGTAATGCGGTTGCAGTCGTAGTCTTACCAGTCGCATTATTGCCGTATATTTTTGTGTCTTTACCGTCAAAGTTAAAGCTTTCTTCTTTGATTCCAGCAAAGTTTGATATTGTTAGCTTATTTATTTTTATATCCATCATCATGCTCCTTTTTTAATCTTTCGGTGACCTCTTAACACCTCGATAATTAAATTTTTTATTCGTTCGTGGCTGTCCGGATTGATTTCATGTATCTGTACAAGCTTATTGTTCGTTTTGTAACTGTCGTGATAGTGCAAGAAATTAATCGATAAGTATCCGTGATGATTACGTTCAATTTCCAATAATGCTCGTTGGTTTGACAAAGTATATTCGTCGAATAACGTCTTAAAAATATTCAATATATTTCTTTCTGTATCTCTCATGCTTATACCTACCATCTCATGACTAAGTTAATTAGCCTGTCTCTTTCGTCTGTGTTCTCTTCAATCCATTCATAAATAGATTGATTTAATATGTCTAATGCTGTGTATAGATCATTCTCATCTGTTATATTTATACTGTCGATAAATCTATCTTCTAAATCTAAGACATTCACTAGAATGCTGTAATCTTGTTTCTTAACTGCTAATTTAAAATCGAATCCGTCTACATTAATTACTTTTTGACATACATCGCCAATTTTGTAGTACATTGTTGACACTTCCTTTATTTCGTTTTATATTGAATATGCATTAATTTTCTAATTGTTTAGACTGTTACTCATTGCCGTGAGTAACAGTTTTTTTATTCTTCATAAAAGTATTCCTTATAAAATATGAATGTTGCGATACTTGCGAATCCCGCAATCGACCATGCAGTAGTGAAGTATAGAAACGGCATAAGTACAATTGCTAAGACTGTAAAGCACAGTACTGCTACTAGGTAGCTTTTATAAATGTTGCTCATTTTATTCTCTCCTTATATATTTCATTGAAATGCTCATCGACGAATTTATTCATCTTTCTTGCGTTAAATCTCCAGCGATTAAAATTCTCATCTGGGTAATGCACAATTCCTTGCGCTCTTAGTTCTTTTTCAAATCTAGGATGAAATAGTAATCTGTCCTTGATAGTCTCATCAGATGCAATTTTTAATTTCTTCTTTAAGTCACTCATGTTCCATACAGGGTCTAATGAATAACCAATTAGCTCATCATATTCATCTTTTGTGATAAGTACATGTGTTTCAGGTATTGGAACGGTTACGTTTAATACATGTGGCATTTCTATCATTCCTTTCGTGTATAATGTTGTTATCTCCTACAGAGAGGAGGTGAATATTATGAAAAACTACTATCACCTTTTGTCTTTCGATGACGATTTAGCTAATGATGCAGCCAACGATCTGTTAAAAGAAGGTTGGGATATCGTTCATGTTGGTACAAAATTAGTTAAAATTTTGGATAATGGACAAGCGTACTACAATACTGAATACGTTCTGGGCGGAACTAAAAATCAGTATGAAAAATATTTAGAAGATTGCCAGCAGTACGAGTTAGATTATTTTTAACTTATGTTTTTCTGCGGTTATTAGCTAAATACTTTTGTTCTCTATCAATTAGGTAGAGAACTTTTTTAATTTCAGTGTAAGAAAACTTTTCTAGTTCAATACATTGATTAATTACAGACATTAAATTCTTTTGTTTATTATTTAAATTCTTCTTTTGGATTTTTAAAGAATAAAGTTCTTTCATATCTTCCATATTGTTTATGCTCCTTTCTGCTATACTCCTATTAAGGAGGTGAATTCGTATGAAGTTAAAACACGATTGCATACGTGAAGTTCTTTTAGTTATAGAGAGTGATTTAAAATTAAATAATGTTCTAGATAATGAAGACCTAGAAAATACAATTAAAAATTTCTCACGTGAAGACATCGAATACACTGTTAAACAATTGACCGGTGCAGGTTATATAGACGCTGAATTCTATATGGAAGGTTATTTTGTTAAACATATGAATTTTTCAGGTCACAACCTTTTGGATGATGTTAGAGATGTCGAAGTTTGGAGAGAAACTAAAGCTAAAGCGTCAAAAGTTTCTTCGGTTTCAATCCCTATAATTCAACAAATCGCATCGTCAGTCGTTAACAAGATGCTCGGGCTATAGTAGTTTAAATTCAACACCGTCTATTTGAACGAACAGATTATCTAAGTCAGGTATTTTCTTTTTATATAAATCAAACCTTGATTTGATATCTGCTAATAAATAGGTATCTAAATTACCAATTGATAATAGTCGTCTATTACCGGCTTCGTCATAGTAGTAATAAATGACTTTTTTGTTTTGAGCTTGCATTGTTCGTTCCTCCTATTAAGATGTTTGTTTTTCTCCTAAAAACTTATTAACAAAGTATTGTTGTCCTTTGCCTGTTACTTTTGGCGTCTTACTAATTGATGTGTGACCGTCCGAATGTGTGATTGATGTTTCTTTAATTTCGAATAACTCACGTTCCATTGAATACTGTGTAGGCATGTTATAATCCACACCCTTGCGTTTAATAAGGAATCCGCTTTGACGTAACCACTCAAACAATCTGCGTTGCCCGATGTTTATACCGTTTTGTTTAATGATCTTTGCTAACTCTCCAACTAAAATTGATGTCTTAGTAGTAGCTACTGCATCTGCAAATACAATTTTTGGTTTATCACGTTCAATCTTTGTTTCTAATTGATTGATTGTGTTGTTAGCAATTTTT